ATCGGTAACACCGATGCGCGAGGGCATGGCGGCCGCCGCATCGAGCGAGAAGCCCGAGGATCCCGCCGCGCGATAGAGCATCACCGCACCCGGCCAGGGCGCCGCATAGGCCGCGAAATAGGGCGCGTGCTCGGCTGCGCCAGCGGAGAGAATGGGCAGATCGAGGAATACGCCGAGCGGCTTGCCGAAGCTCACCACCGGCGGCGGCTGGTAAGGCTGCTCGGGACCCGCAACGAAATCATAGAGGCTGGGATCGGTGCGTTCGGCCGTGATCTTGCGCGCGGACGCATCCGCGATCTCGGTGAGACGCAAGCGCCAATCGCGCCCACCCGCATCGAGCGTGACAATATCGGAAGCATCGAGCGCGAGCTTCGATGGCGGGAGCGCGAAGCTCGCCTGCTCGCGCTTCTCCCAGGCATCCATCAGCAGAACATCGCAGACGCCTTGCGCGAAGCCCTGATCCATCACCAGCGGCACGCTCGAGACGGCGTTGCGCTCGGAATTTCCCGTGAGCCGGCGGCTTTCTATGGCGGATTGACGATAATCGGCGCTGGCATCGATATAGCTCAGCCGCGAGGCCCGCGGCAGATCGGTCTCCTGCGCGCGCGACAGGCTGAACCCCGCCTTGGGCTCCTTCGCATCCTCCAGCACGAGATCGTCCGTGACGAGATCGATCCGCGACGGGCCGCCGCGATGGGCGAATTTAATGAGCCCTTCGCTTTCAAACGCATCGAATTGATACACCAGCATCAGCGCGTCGAGCGCGTCGCGCACGCTCATGGTGCGGTCGATCAGAAAGCCGGTCACGAGCCCGAACAAGCCCGAGACATCGATGGCATCGAAGCCGCCATAGGCGCAAAGATCGCTGACGAGATCGGCCAGCGGAACGAGCCCGATCCGGCCATTCAGCCAATGGCCGAGGCGCCAATTGGGCGCATCGCTCCAGACGCTGGCGCGCGCCGGAAAATCCGGAAAGCTGCGCGCATCCCAGCACCAGATATGCGTGCGGCTGAGATCGATCATCGGCGCGCCATAGACGGACGAGACCGGGTTATGCGCCGCATCCGCCCAATGCCCGAGCACCGCTTCGAGCGCGCGGCGCTGGATCAGATCATCACGCGTGCCGCGCGAATAATGCGGCAGCGCGGATTCGGAGGATTTCGGATCGACGAAGACATTGGGCTGGTTGGCGCCGCGATCGACGGCGGGACAGCCGAGCTCGGTCAGCCAGATCGGCTTGCTCTGCGGCACCCAGGCGGTCGCCGCCGCATCGCGCACACCGCCCGGACGGTTGTGATGCGCATTGGCCCACCAGCCTTGCAGATCCTTGAAGCGGAAGATCCAGGGCTCGCCCGCGCTATCCGTGATGGCGGTTCGCGTCTGCGCGTCGCGCGCCGCGTCATCGGCATAATACCAATCGTAGAACTCGCCGCCCTCCACATTGGTCGCGAGATAACCGCGATCGGTGATCCGGCGGCCCTCCTGATAATCGAGATGCGTCGCGCCATCGCGCCAGTCGGAGAGTGGCGCATAGCTGTCGATGCCGACGACATCGATATTCGCGTCCGCCCAAAGCGGATCCAGATGAAAGAACACGTCGCCCGAGCCGTCATCGGGACGATGGCCGGCGAATTCGGTCCAATTGGCGGCATAGGAGAGCTTTGCCGACGGGAGCATGCCCTTCACCTCCGCGGCAAGAGCCCGAAGCTCCGACACCGCCGGATAGGTCGCCGCCGCACTGCGGCTCTTGGTCAGCGCTTCGAGCTCGCTGCCGAGCAGAAAGCCGTCGACGCCGCCCGCCCCCGCGCAGAGCGAGGCGTAATGCAGAACCATGCGGCGATAGCCCCATGTGCCGTGAAAGAACGCGGCGATTTGACTTGCCGCGCCCGCCGTCTTGTCCGTGCCCGCGTCGCAGGTGATGCGGCCGCGCCAGGGAAAGGCCGCCTGCTCCGCCCCGCCATAAGGATCGGGCTTGCCATTGCCGGCCGGAATATCCATCAGCAGAAACGGATAGAAATTCACGGCAAAGCCACGGGCCTTCAGGAGCTGGATCGCCTGGACGACGCTGACATCGTCGGGCGTGCCGCCGAAGATCGGCCGGCCCGCGCCGTCGAGACCGACCAGCGCGGCATCCGCGCGTGCTACGCCGTCTACGGACCAGCTGAGCGGGCTCGTCGCCTTGGCGGCCAGCTCCACTTCGGCCGGATCGTGCAGGAGCCGCAGCGAAGATCGTCGCCGAACCAGGCCACGACGAGGTTGACCGAGCGGCAATTGGGCAAAAGCTCCTGCAGCTGATCGACCGAGGCTTCGAGATCGGCGACACCGAGGTTGTTGTTCTTGTTCTGGCCGGTCGTGGCACCATAGCCATCCTCGGCCTTGACGATATCGGTGGCGAGGACGAACTCGCCCGAACCGGGCACAAGGCAGACGCCCTGCACGATATTGTCGAGCGCGTCGGGATCGGCCGTATGCAGCGCGCGGATGATTTCGAATTGCAGCTGCGGAATCCGGTTGCCGAACTCGGCAAGCGGGAAATCCTCGAACACCAGATAGGCCAGTCCGCGAAAGCCGGGCATGTTGCCGCCGCCTTCGATGGCCTCCAACAGCGCATCCGGCGCCTGGTCCTCCGTCCCCTTGTAAAAGCGCGTCACATATTTCGACAGATCGAGCGGCTTGCCATCGGCCCAGACCCGGCCAAGCCGCGTCACGACGCCTTCGCAGAGGCCGACGGCAAAAGAGATGGAATAGCTGTAGCTTGTGGTCTCGGCTGTCTGCTTGCGCCCGCCCCCGCCGCCTTTGCCGCCACCCGTCGACTCCGTGGTGGTCGTGACGGTCTCCTTGAATTGCGACGCCCAGATGAGCTCCCCGCCCAGCCGCGCGCGTCCATACAGACGCGGAATGGGCGCGCCTTCGGTCGAGCCGGTGAGATTGAGATCGGAGAGACGCGGTCCTTCCCGGTGCGTGGTCCGGCTGCTGGAGAGCAGCGCGCCATCGATCTGCTGACCGATGGTCGCACCGATGAAGCCGCCGATCTGCGCAGCCGTGAGCGTTGCGCCGAGAACGGAGACCGAGCCGCCGATGGCGCTGCCGATCGCCGTGCCTGCAATGCCCAGAACCAGGGAGGCCATGTGTCCGTTCCAAACAAAAGCCCGCCGTCACCGGCGGGCTCAATTGATCAAGATAAGTTTAGGCCGTTACGCCTTGGCGATGAGCGCGGCCCCATACATTGCCGTTGGCATTGTGGGGTCATTGCCGGGATGAACCCGGGCCGCCATGAGATCGAGCCAGGCGCGCGTGATCGGCGAGGCGTTGTTGATCCCGCTCGCACCGACATGGAGCATCAGGCTGTCGAGCCCCGCGGCCAGGCGGCGCGCGATCGAGGTGATCTGCAGACGCAGGCGAAGACCATCCTCCGCCGTCAAAGGTTTGCTCTGGCGGACATGGTCGAGCAGGATCTCGAAATTGCGCCGCATCGTCGTCTCGGCCTGATCGATCTCCGCATCCAAACGCGCCGCGGCAGCGATCAGCATTGGATCGTCCTTGGCGGCCGCGCCGCTCAGCGAAGAGATCTTCGTCTTGGCCATCTTCAGAAACGCGCGGAGGGCGCCCCGCGCCACGCCGATCGTGAAATTCGCGATCGAGGCGCTTGCGAGATAGGACCAGGGGATTCGATAGATCTCGCCGTCCGGCATATCGGCATTCGGATTGAAGGCGGTTCCCGCCGGAACCACCTGCGACCGGTAAGCGGGGACGAAGGCATCCTCGACGAGGAGGTCATGGCTGCCCGTGCCGCGCAAGCCGAACGTGTCCCACACATCGTCGATCACGAAATCGCCACGCGGCACAAGAAACAACCGCACACCGGGAGGCGGCGCGCCTTCATCCTTGGCGCCGATCAGACACCATTGCGCGTGGCTCGATCCGCTGGAGAAGGACCAGCGGCCAGATAGGCGATAGCCACCCTCCGCTTTTTGCGCTTTGCCCATGGGGGCGAAGGACGAGCAGACCAGCGCGTCGGGGTTATCCCCCCAGACATCCCTTTGCGCGCGCTCGTCGAACCGCGCCAGGACGAGTGGCTGAACGGACAGCACGCCATAAACCCAGGCCGTCGACGCGCAGGACTCGGCGATCGCATTTTGTATGTCAAAGAACAGGAGCGGATCCGCTTCCAGACCGTCCCACCGCTTCGGCTGAAAAATCCTGAACAGGCCCGCCGCGCGCAGCGCCTCGATGGAGGATTTGGGAACGTCCCGCGCCTTGTCGGTCGCGATGGCGCCGGCGCCGAAGCCCACTGCCATATTCCGCGCGGCATCCAGAAGCTTTTGACCGGCCGGCCTTACGTATTCCATAGGCTCCTCCCAGAGCGTTTCCTCTCGATCGTTGATCTAACCCTGCCGGAAGCGGAAGGCATAGGCAATGCGGCGATGCCAGAACGGACCGAGCGGCGTCTCGGTCACGGCGCGCCCGCTCCAGGCATGAACCATGTGCTCCGTGTCCGTCGCGATGCCGCAATGCTTGGCGGGCGCGGTCCGGCCCATGCGGAAGAGCAGAACATCGCCGCCCGCGAAGTCCTGGACCGGAATTTCCGTCAGGTGGCGCCGCGCGGCATCGCGCAACGTTTCCTCGCCGGAGGCCTCGGCCCAATAGGCGGCATAGGGCGGCGGATCTTCCGGCTCCGCGCCAAACACCGCGCGCCAGACGCCACGCAAAAGGCCCAGGCAATCGCAGCCGACACCTTTCAGGCTCGCCTGGTAGTGATAGGGCGTGCCGATCCAGCTGCGGGCTTCGGTTATGATTTGTGTTTGGATCATGGTTCTCGTCTTCGGCCCACCCTTCGAGACGACCGCTAACGCGGTCTCCTCAGGGTGAGTCAGAATGTGTTGCAACAAACACAAGCGCTCATCCTGAGGAGCGACCGTCAGGTCGCGTCTCGAAGGATGGCCAAGGACCCTACAAATTCCGCATCCCGCGACGGCTGGCGCGCGCCAGCATGGCCGCCACCTGGGTCTCGCTCCGGATCACGCTTTGCGCATCCTGCGCGTAGATGTTCACCGTGACCGCGCCCGTGCCGCCATTCGGCACGATGCGGCCCGATTGGCCCGGCACGAACAGCTCCGGCCCCTGCTCGCCCACGAGATAGGCCGTGCCTCCCGCGACGGGTCCGCCCGAAGCGCGGCCACCGCCGAAGCCTTGAAAGATCTGACTGATAAAACCTTCCAGCGGCTGCGCGATGAAGCTCTTCACTGCGAGGCGCGAGAATTCGCTCAGGATGCCATCCACCATGCCGCGCATGCTGAGGAGCCCGCACGTCGCGCTGCGCGCAATGCCGCCGGACAAGCCGTCGAACACGCCGGACGCACGACCCGACAGCGTATCGAGATCGCTGCCCATGCCGTCTGCGCTGCTGCGCAAGGCGCGCGAGGCCCGGTCGAGATTGCTGCTGAGATCGCTGATATCCGCGCCGACCCGAACCTCGATCGCGCCGATTTCCGTACCACTCATGGGGAGTCCTTATCGGGATAGCGGGATTGCAATGCCGTGAAGTCCTCGCGGCCAAGCGCAGGCACTGCGCGCGCACCGAAGCGCATGGCATGGCCCTCCAGCATAGCGCGCCATTCAGCGAGGCTGAGGCGCCAGAATTGATCCGCGTTGAGACCCAACACGCCGAGACCGAGCGGCAGCCAGCGCCGCCAGGGATCGGCGCTCATCCCTGCCCTAGCCCGCCTGCAATGAAGGCCTCGCCAATGGCTTTACCGACCGCTTTCAGATCCGGGCTGCGCGCGCGCACATAATCGGTATCAATGTCGTGACCGCCGCCGCGTATCAGCGCGGTGAGGATCACGATGATATCCTCGATGCTCGGCCGCGCGAGCCGCGCATCCAGCTCGTTCAAATCGGCGAGGACCAGCCCCGACTCGATCTCGGCGAGCACGCCGAGCGTCAAGCAGAGCCGGAACTCCTCGCCATCGAGATGCAGCGGTACCTCGCCGCGCACACGGTTGATCATGGCACGGTTGATCATCATGCGACGGCAAAGCTCAGCGCGCCGGCGGAGTCGAGCGCCAGCGTGTAGGTCGCCTCGCCATTATGCTCGCCCGCATAGTCGAGCCCGGTGATTTGAAACGCGCCCTCGATCGTGCCGAAATCCGGAATGATCACCTGCCAATGGCGGATCGTGCCGGTGAAGAACAGGCCGCGGATGGTTTCGTCGGCGGCCTGGTCCTTGAACACGCCCGCGCCCTGGATGCGCGCGGTTCGGATGCCGCCCTCCAGAAGCTCACGCCAGGCATCGGGCGAGTCGGCATTGGTGACATCGATGGTCGCGGCGTTGAGCGCCAGCGATTTCGAGCGCAGCCCTGCCACCGTGGCGAAGCTTCCCGATCCGTTCGCATCGACTTTCAAGAGAAGGGCGCGGCCCTTTTGTGCTGACATGAATAATCATCTCCGATGATTTTCTCTATACGTGCGTATTGCGTCCCCTCTCCCATTGGGAGAGGGACAGGGTGAGGGTTCTGCTGCCGGAGAGACTCAACGGCGCCGGAACCCTCACCCGGCCCTACGGGCCGACCTCTCCCACAGGGAGAGGTGGTTTTAGAGCGGCTCGGTCACCGCGCGATAGCGCACCGCGCCACGCATGGTCTCGCCATCCTCGTCGCGATAGATATCCGCGAACTCGAAGCGCAGATTGATCAGGCGATGCCCGTCGAGCGTGAGCGCCGCGTCATGCAGGACGGCCTCGATCGCGGACAGGATCTGCCGCACCTCCTTGCGCCCGCTCTGGCGCGAGAAGATGTCGAGCGTGAGCCGGTGCAGATGGCCCCGCTCCGTTGCGGTATCCCAGTCGGCGACGCTCTGCGCACCGATCCCGACATAGGGAAACACGACCGCGCGCGGCGGGTCGTCATAGACCCGTGCGGGGCTTCCGACGAGCGCGATGGTAGCCGCATCGACGCGCAAAACCGCGACGATGGCCTTTTGCAGCGCGAAGCCGGGATCGGTCATCGAGATTCTCTCACCACGGCCGCCAACGCCGCCGAAAGCCGCTGCGGCCAGGCTTGACCACCAGCCATCAAAATACGGAGCAATGCGTGGCCCCCGCGACGGCTGGCAACGATGCGCCGCTCGAGCGGCGTGTCGCCGGGCTCGACCGCAAGGCCCGGCATGCTGTCGATCAAAGCTTCGGCCTCCGTGGCGACGGCCTGCTCGGCCTTGTCGCGCGCGGCAGCTTTCAATGCGGAAAGCCGGCCTGCGACGAGATCCAGATCGGCGTTCGTCACGAGGGCAGGCTTTCCGTGCAGCCGAGCAGCAGCCAATGGCCCTTGCCATCGGGATCGACGACCCAATCGATGGCATGCGAGCGGCCCTTGACGATCACGCGCTGCTCCGATGTGACGTCGTCCCGGTAGCGGATGCGCAGACGCAGGCGATTGGCCGACACCACGCGCCCGGCATTCACCACCTCCTGACCGCGATCGAGCTCGACGGAGGCGAAAACCGTGGCAAGCACCGTCCAGCTTTCGGAGAAGCCGCCGCCATCATCGGGCGTTTGCGTCTTGGCCTCGAAGACCACGCGATGACGCAGAAAACCGATCACAGCTTCACCACGCGGAACGGCGCGAGCGTGCCGAGCGCCAGGCCGGGCGTCGGCTCGCGGTTCTCAAAGAGCTGCGCCAGTTGCAGAAGAACACCCTGGCGCAAAGGCTCCGGTACGTCGGCCGGATCCGCGCCATAGCCGGCATCGAAATGAATCTCGATGCCGGCCGGAGCGCGGCCCGGCTCGGGCCAGAGCGCACCCGGATTGCGGTAAAGCCGTCCGGGCGCGGCGATGAGATCGGTACGATACGACGCGGGATCCCAGGTCAGAGCGTTCCCCGCCGCGTCATAGGTCTTGACCGCGGTCACCGCGATGAGCGGCGGCCGCGGAATATCGACCCAGGGGCGGCAGGGATCGCGCGGCCAGGCATCGAGGCCGAGGACGAAGCTCTGCCTCAGCAGCGCGCGGCCGGTGAAGGCCTCGACCGCCTCGCGCGCCGTCTTGATCAGACGGCCGATATAAGCGTCCTCGGCCGTATCCACGATGCGCAGATGAGCTTTCGCCTCATCCAGCGTCACGGGCTCGACCGCCGCATCGGCAACACGAAGCAGCGCCATGTTACGCCGGCGGATTGGCGGTGGGCGCAACGGCCGGATGGCCGAGCAACGCGACCGCGGCAATCAGCGCCGCGCTGCCATTTGAGGATGGCGTCACAGTCAGGCGCAGATAGCGCTTGGACCCGGCATAGCCGAGCTTGCGCGTCTCGTTGTCATCCGCGACGGTGAAGCCGGCGAGTGCCGCCGTTCCCAGAAGCGCCGCAGCATCGACGGCCGTGAACGCCGTGCCGTTGTCGCTCTCTTCGAGCAGCGCCGCGAAACTCGCATCGGCATCGGCGAGCGCGCCCGTCAAAATGACGAAGCTTGCGCTGTCATAGCCCTGCCGGTCGACAACCGCCGAGACGAGCGGCGTGTTGTCGGCAACCGACACCGGCGCGATGGCCATGACGGGATGGAGAGAGTGGAAGAGGTCTTTCATTGGAGAGGCTCCTTACGCGAACTTCATCAGCTTGATGGCTTCGAAATTCTGCACGCCGCCGCCGACGCGTTTGGTCGTGTAGAAGAGGACATAGGGCTTGGCGGAGAAGGGATCGCGCAGAACCCGCACACCAACGCGGTCGATCACGAGATAGCCGCGCATGAAATCGCCGAACGCGATGGAGAGGCTGTTCGGCGCCATATCCGGCATGTCCTCGGCCTCGGTCACGGGATAGCCGAGCAGCGAGGGCGGGCTGCCGGCTTGCGCGCCGGGCTGCCAGATATAATTGCCCTGCCCGTCCTTCAGCTTGCGGAGCTCGCTTTCGACCTTGCGGTTCATGACCCAGCGCCCGTTCGCGCGATAGGCCTGCTTCGGCGCATAGACGAGATCGATCAGCTTGTTCACCGGATCGGTCGCCGCGAACGCGCCCGACGCGCCGGAGGCGACTGTGCCGATCTTGCCCCAGGCATAGGACGCATCGGCCACAGTCGCATAGGTGAGGAAGCCGCGCGGCTTGGCGATGCCGTCGCCCTTGACGAAGGCCGCGCCTTCCTGCTCGGCGAACTCGATCTGCACTTCGCTTGCGAGCCACTCCTCGATATTCACCTGCGCGTCATCGAGCAGCGTCTGCGTCGCGGCCGGCATGGCGTAGAGCTCCATGGTCGGAAACTCCATGAAGCTGAGCGCCGGCGTAGCCGTTTGGCTGCGCGCCGAGGTCTCACCGACCCAGCCCGCATCCGCGCCGCCTTGGCTCATCGGCTTGCGGAAGGACGAGGCGCCGATCTGGCGCACCGTCGCGATCGCGCGGATGGGCGACATTTGCGAGACGATCCGGTCGATCACCGTCTCGGTCTCGGAGGGCACCAGAAAGCCGCCATCGGGATCGGAGCCCGCCGACAGCGCCTTGCTCTCGAAGCCGAAGAGCCCTTGCGTCTCGCCCTTGCGGACATAGCGCTCGAAGGCCGCCTTGTGCTCGCGGCCGCGCAGGCCGCGCATCTCGCCGGAAGGCGCGCCAAGCTC